CCAGGTTCACCACCTACGAGCAGCGCCAGGGTGATGACGAAAGCCCGCCGCTGGTGCCGGTGGATGTCGGCAGCAGCCGCCTGCTGGAGCTGCTGTGCACCCTGCTGGATCGCCGCAGGTTCATCCCGAACTGCCAGATCCTGGATGTGCTGATGCTCGCCCGCCGTGGCGTCGAAGGCCACCGGCTGAAGACCGAGCAGATCTGCGAGGTGATCGACTGCCCCGACCTGCAGAACACCCGCAACCGTCTCACGGCGCTGCGTCGCAGCCGGCTGCTCGATTACGAGTCCGGCACCCACCTGCGGCCCGGGTATCTGCTCCGTCGCGTGGGGCCGGCGTGAGCACCTGGTATCCGCCCACCGCCTACGAGCCAGCAGCCGGCACGGGCCAGCTGCTGTGCAATCCGCCGTTTGCTGCCATGACATCACCGTTCAAGCCAGGCGATCGCGTCCTGATGCGCAACCGCATCTACGACGACGTGGTCAAGGTGCTGGCCGTCACAGACCGCAGCGTCGTGGTTGAAGGCACCAAGGCCAATTTCCACCCGATCACCGGCATGCAGACCACGTTCGACAACTGCTGGCCCGGCTGGCGGATTGAGCCGCTGGAGGTGCAGCCGTGAGCGACCACCAAGACCTGATCGAGACCGCCTGCCATAACGCTTGCCAGGCGATGCACCACGAGTCCCGCCGCGCCATTGCTGCGCAGCGCACACCGGAGACCTGCCTGATCCTTGCTGCTGCGCTCGACACCATGCGCAGGGAAGGCGTCACCGGTGACGACCTGCTGGCCTGCATCGACCGGCTGCGGCGATCGGCAGCGCCGGGGAGGGTGGCGTGATCCACAACCTCCGCACCACCCACGCCAGACACATCAGCGTTGACCGGGCGATCGTCGACCTGCTGGAGCTGCAGGAACTGGACCTGGCGCCCGGGATGCTCACCACCGGCGGCCTGCGGGAGCTGTGGGGCTGCAGCCAGTCGCAGGTGAGCCGCCGGCTGGCGGCAATCGATCGCCTGACCCACTGGTCTGTCCAGGGATGGCAGGGCGGTCGCGATGGCTTCTGGCTGGCCCCGCGGTTGGCTCCTGCTCCGGTGCTGCCTGAGCCGGTGCAGCATCCCCGCCGTCAGCATCTACAGGAGCGCCCATCACCACGCGAGCGATGGGAAGCGCTGCGGCTGCAGTGGCGGGAGGTGGTGGCGTGACCAGCACCTGGCAGCAACACCCAGCCGAGCCGGACACGTGGAAGCTCCACAGCGGCTGGGGACATTGCATCGCTGCTGTGCGGCTGAATCCTGATGACGGCACATGGGAAGGCATCGTCAGGCCGCGCCCTGGCGCGTCGTTCGGGTTCATCGTTCGCGGCTGCCTGACCCGTAAGCAGGCCATGCGCGATGTCACCAGAGACCTGCTTCAGCACTGGCCGGAGGTGGCGCCATGACCATCCTCACCGCGGACTTCTACCCAACCCCACCCGAGGTCGCCGCCACGATGCTCGACCCGCTCGACCTGCGCGGCAGGGTCGTGATCGAGCCATCAGCCGGCAGCGGAAACCTGGTGCGCGAGTGCCTGGCCCGTGGCGCCGCTGATGTGCTCACCGCCGAGCCGGGGCCCGAGCTGCGGGCGATCCTGGCCGCCATCGCCGGCAGCCGCCTGATCGCTGCTGACTGGCTCACGGTGACGGCAGAGCAAGTCAGCCACGTCGACGCGATCGTCATGAACCCGCCGTTCAGCGCGGACGAGGATCACATCCTCCATGCCTGGCAGGTGGCGCCACCCGGCTGCGAGATCGTGAGCCTGTGCAACTGGAAGACGCTCGACCCGTGGCGGGCCACCAGCAAGCAGGCACAGGTCGCGAAGCTGATTGACGGCTACGGCAGCAAGGAAAACCTCGGCCCGGTGTTCACCGACGCCGAACGCACCACCCAAGTCCCCATCGGCCTAGTGCGCCTGACGAAACCCGGCGCCCGCGTTGGCGCCGACGAGTTCGACGGCTTCTTCCTGGGAGCCGACGACATCGAGGCCCAGGGCCACGGCCTGATCCCCTACCGCCGCAGCCGCGACATCGTGAACCGCTATGTCGAGGCCTGCCGGATCTACGACGAGCAGGTGGCGGCTGGCGTGCGACTGCGCAACGTGCTGGATGGCTTCTTCGGCAAGGATCTGGGCCTGCAGGTCACGATCGAAGGCCAGGCCGTCACCCGCAACCGGTTCAGAAAGGATCTGCAGAAGCAGGCCTGGCAGCACGTCTTCGCGGAGTTCCTGCCGCAGGGCATGGCCACCAGCCAGCTGGCGAAGGACATCAACCGCTTCGTCGAGCAGCAGTCTCGGATCCCGTTCACCGAGCGGAACATCTACCGGATGCTGCAGATCGTCGCCGGCACCCAGGAGCAGCGGATCGACCGCGCCGTGGAAGAGGCGATCGACATGCTGACGAAGTACACGAAGGACAACCGCTACGGCGTGGAGGGCTGGGCCACGAACAGTGGCTACATGCTCAACAAGCGCTTCATCAGCGACCACCTGGCGGAGCTGGCCTACAGCGGCCGGGGCTTCGTGCGGATCCAGACCTACGGGCCGCGGTGGGATGAGATCCGCGACCTGATCAAGGCGCTGTGTTTCATCACTGGCCGCGCCTTCGAGGAGGTCGGCACACCGGAAGGCATCGTCGCCAACGAATACTGGCCGGGCGAGTGGTACGACTGGGGCTTCTTCCGCTTCCGTCCCTACAAGAAAGGCACGGTGCATTTCCAATTCAAGGACCACGAGGCGTGGGCGGCACTGAACGCCCGCTACGCCCGCATCAAGGGGCAGGTGCTGCCCGAGCAACAACACCGGCCGAAGGGCCGCCGCAAGCAGCCGGTTGCTGCGTGATGACCATGGACAACACCCTCCTAGGCCGCTGCAAGGTGGCCCACAACGATGCCGTGAACTGGGAGTACGTCACCAGCACGATCGGCACCCGCGCCATTCTCGAGCACCTCGCGGCTGAGCTCAACCACGCCGGCCACCGCGACGCCGCGGGCTGGCTGCTGGGGCAGCTGCGGGCCGAGGTGATCGAGCTGCGGCCCACCACGCAGGAGCCGGCATGACCCCCACCACCCCCGATTGCTGCGACGTCTGGCCGCTGCTGCGGCCTGGCTTGGCGTGGCTTCAGTTCGCCGACGAGCTCGGCTGCTACGCGATGCCCAGCATCCCCGCCGGCGGCACCCTCTGGCGCGTCAACCGCTGCCCGAGTTGCGGGGCGGAGCGGCGTGCTGCGGTGTGGAACAAGAACACTGACCCGGAGCATCAGGCATGAGCACCGCCTTCGACGAGCCCACCGGCGAAGCCCGCAAGTCCGCCGAGAGCGCTGGCAAGCCCCGCTTAGAGCTGCTGCCCGGTGCTGCGCTGGAGCAGATCGCCGAGGTGCTGACCTACGGCGCTGCAAAGTACGAAGCGAACAACTGGTGCCGTGGCGCCCGCTGGGGCCGGTACTACGCCGCCCTGCTGCGGCACCTGTTCGCCTGGTGGCGTGGCGAGGACCACGACGCCGAGACCGGCCTAAGCCACCTGGCGCACGCCGGCTGCTGCCTGCTGTTCCTGATGGAGTATCAGCGCAACGGCTGGGGCAGCGACGATCGGTTCCGCGGACCGGATGGCGAGCGGTTCCGCAAGGACGATGGGAGCACGGCGCCATGATCGACCCCCCAACCCTGGCCCAGCTCTGGTCCGCCGCTCACGTCTGCGATCCGTGCGGCTGCGCCTGGGGCCGGCCGCTGCAGGGCGACTGCACCTGCTGGGAAGGCACCTGCCACCTGTGCGGCGCCGTCAAGGGCGTGAGCCACGTCCGCAACTACGGCTACCTGCGCCGGGGGCTGGCGATCGTGGAGGGGCGCGATAGACAGACCACCACCACGGAGGCGCCATGAAAATGACTTATCGCTACGAGGAGTCCTATCTGTTTGGTGGTCGCGCTGTCTGCATAATCTGGAATTGCCCTAGTCGATCACAAGCCGATGCTGCAGCGCTGGCGATGGGATGGACGCCGCCCCGCTGGTGGCAGTGGTGGAGGTGGTTTGATTGGCCGCGCAAGGTGAATCTCTGTGGCACACAGACCATGACCACCACCACCACCACCGACACCCCATGACCCACCCCGACTACCGCGCCCTGTGCGCTGAGCTGCTGGCAGCGCTGGAATCATGGTCGCCGTCAGGCGGCGGCCCACTTGAAGGCGCTGAGGAGCAGCAGGAGACCGCCCTGATCGCCCGCGCTCGCGCCGCCCTAGATCAGACGCAGCCGCCTCCCGATGGGGAGGTCGCGGAGCTGGTGGCCGTGTTTCGCGAGGTGGCCAGCGAAGATCCAGACGTTGTGCATATTGATCCTTTGTGGCTCACCCGCGCCGCCGACCTCCTGGACCGCCTGGCCCAGCCGGAGGCGGAGGGGCCGACAGATGATGACGCTGTAGCGGCTTGCCCCTTTGACTCGTTTCACGAGCCTGCTGAGCATCACGGATGGTGGTCAGCCATTGAATGGGCGGAGCAGCGCTACGCCCGCCCCACCATCACCCCCATCTCGGTGAGCGAGCGGTTGCCGGGGGCGGAGGACTGCGACGCGAACGGAAGATGCTGGGCGTGGAATCCAGAGTCGCTGTGGTGGGATTACTGGCTGCCCAAGTTCATCAACATGAACGCCGACGATCCTTACACCCACTGGCTCCCCTTCCACGCCCTGCCGTTGCCATCCCCAAACTGCCCACGGCAGCCCTAGCCCGATGCCCAGCTGGTGGGTCACCATCCGCCTCGACTGCTGCCGGACCCGCGACGAAGTGATCACCGCCCGCAGCCAGTACGCAGCCGGCTGGCTCTACCGGGTGCTGCACCCTGGCGTTGAGGTGCTGTCAGTCCGGCCCGTGCAGCGCTCCTGAACGTGGGTGCGGCCCCCAGTCTCCCGGAGGCCAACCACCACGCACGGCCATGGCCGGCGAGGGCGCCAGGGAACCACCCCACGGCGCTGCTTGCAGCGTACAGCCCCTGGCCCAGCCGCTGTCCGTGGTGCTGTTGCACAGCCGCAACGCATGGCGCTATGGTGTTGCACATGGGGCGGACGTGAGCACCCCGGCGCAAGCCACGAGGAGCCCACCCCGGGAACAGACGCACGACCGGGTTACCGAGACGGGTCCAAGCAGGTGCAAGGCCTGCGAGCATTCCCGCCAGCTGTCGAGCCTGAGCGCTCCGGCTGGCATCACCAGCACTCATCACCATGACCACCACCGCCACCCAGGCGCTGCAGATTCTGCGCGCCATCGCCACCAGCACCGCTGCCGCTGCCCGCTTCGCCTACGCCCACCGCCACCAGGTGCTCGACACCATCGCCCGCGTGCTGCTCGCCATCGAGGCCGCCGCCCGCTGGTGCTGGGCGCACCGACAGCAGGCCCGCGACGCTGCGCTGCTCACACTGCTGGCCACCATGGCCGCCGCGGCCTGGTGCTACCGCGCCGGCCGCGCCACCCGCCGCACCGTTGACGCCATCAGCCGTCGCTCCTGCGCCCTGCTACCCCAGCAGCCGGTGCCAGCCGTCGCGCCGATCACCGCGACGATCGAGGCTGCCCGCGAGGCGCTGGAGCGGCTGGTGGTACGGCTGTACCCACAGCCCGTGGCCGCTTGAGTGGTACGCCTGAGCTACTTATAACCCAGACTCGCTGCAGCGCAGTGGGTCTGGGCCTGTAGTACAAACGCTCAAGCCGATTTGTGACGCGATGTAACGGGAACTGTCACACTGCCCCCGATCGAGCCTGAAAACGCAAGCACAGCTGTACTACTTCGCCCAAACCCCAGTCGCCGCAGTGTATCTCAGCGGTAGTACGCCTGATCTTCTCGGCCTGATTCGGTATCAATGGGGCACACAATCAGCCGCCAATTCGGGCCCTTGTGCCAATTTTGCTGTGCCAGTCGTGTGCCAGTTTCCGCTTATGTGTGCCACTACGTCACCGGCACAGCCTGGCCAGACCCGTTGCGCCGCAGTCAATCTGGCCGAATCTGGTACGGCTGCACTACCCGCCGCCATGCGCTACGGCGTGACGATCTGGCGCACAGTGGGCGAGTCCCCCGCACCACCACCCATGGGCGTCATCGCTGATTCGCTCCGCGCCTCACTCCGCGAGCTGGCCGAGGCCGACGCGCGGCTCTACCGGGGCCTGGCCACCGAGCTGGCCGCCACACCGGCCGCCCGGCCCGCGCTCCCCGGCGACGAGATCGCCGCCGCCATCGCCCTGCTGGAGGCGAACGGCTACACCGTCACCCGCCTCTGAGCGGGCCACACGCGGGGTGTCACCACGGCGCCCCACACCGACCACCACCACACGCCGCACGCACCGCCATGGACCACGCCACCGACACCGACACCGCCGCCCTGCTGGCGGAGATCGACGCCGCGATGGAGGCGTACGGCGCCTCAATCGAGCGGGGCTTGGCGCTCGCCGCCGAGATGCGCCAGCTGGCCGACGCGGTGGACGCCGGCATGGCCGACGCCAGCGCCGAGCTGAGCGAGTGGTGGTGAGCACCACCAGCGCGCCCCAGCAAGGCGCCTCCGCCCCGCACCGCGTGCATCACGCCGTCACGCCACCCACAGACCCCTTCCCGGCGCTCCTGTGCGCCACTACGTCACCCCACCCCGCTACGTCATGACCGACTACGACATGCACGACCTGATGCGCGAGCAGATGACTGCCATCTACGTCGATCTCACCGCCCTGGGCCTGATGCCCGAGCAGTACGACCAGCGACTGACGCAAGCGCTGCAACTGCTGCGTGATGCCCGCGCCCTGCTGGAGGAGTGCCGTGGCTGATACCAGCCGCACCCGCACCGCCCGCTGGCGCCGTCGCCTGGCCGGCCTGCCCGATCCGGACGCGCCGCAGCCCTGCCCGCAGTGCGGCCGGCTGGTGCGCTCCATGCGCACGGCGCCGCTGTGCAGTCAGTGCTGGAAGCGCAGCCCGGCTGGCCGCGAGGCGAACCGGCAACGCATGGCCGCCACCAGGGCTGAACAGCGGCAGCAAGCCGGCGACGCATTGCAGATCTGAAACAGTGCGGCAGATCCGCTGCAGCCTTGCAACTGATGCGCTATGGTGCGTCGTGCTGCAGGACTGCAGCGCAAGATTTGACCGCTGCCCATGACTTCCCTATTCGCCCTGACCGGCGACGCGCTGCTGCTGCAGCACCAAATTGACAACACAGCCGAGCGGCTATTCAGCGAAGACCCCGCCGAAGTGGCCGCCGCCACCGAGGCGCTCGAGCAACTGATCACCGCCGAAGCCGGCAACCGCGCCGCGCTCACCGCCAAGGCCGACGCCTGGTGCTGGTTAATTGATCAGCTCCGCAGCCAGGCTGCCGCACGCCGCGAGCATGCCGACCGCCTGCGTGAGCTGGCCGATCAAGCCGCCCGCCGCGCCGAGACGCTGCAGGAGCAGCTGGTGGCTGCCCTTCAGCGCGTCGACCCTGACGCGACGAAATGGGAGCTGGCTGAGCACCGCCTGACCAGCCGCAACAGCACCTCTGTGGAGATCGACCCCGACGTGGCGCCCGACGACCTGCCCGAGCAGTTCCGCCGCACCCGCACCACCACCAGCGCCGACAAGACCGCCATCGCCGCTGCGCTGAAAGCCGGCGAGACCGTGCCCGGCTGCGCACTCACCACCCGCCGTTCTTGGAGTATCAAATGAGCACCACCATCGCCGCCGAAGGCGCCCTGTCCGACGAGATCCTGCAGGCCGCCCGCGCTCTGGTGGAGCGCAGCATCGCCAACGGCTACGCCTATGCCCCGGGCTACGGCTGGCACAACTGCGGGGTGAAAAACCCGCCGCTGCTCACGTTGCTGGACATGCTCATCGGCGCTTGCGAGCCGGTAGCAAACGCCATCGCCGACAACGCCTGGGATGACATGCTCCCGATCCCGGCTGATGGCGCCAAAGGCTTAGCCCAAGCGCTGCACCGCATCGCCGACACCATCACCGCCGCCGCGTCGGCACCGGATGCCACCGGCTGGAGCCTGCCGAGCTGTACCGGCAAAGAGCTGGTGTAAATGCCATGCCTGTCTTCCTGATCACGTACACCTCAACCCATCAATCCCGTGACATCACCTACGAAACCGAATGGGTCTGCGACTCCAGCTACGACCGCGATCGTGCTCGCGCGTCGTTCGAGCGTCAATTCCCCACAGCTGCCGTCGTTCGTGTCGAAGAAGCCCAATGATGCACATTGCTATCACCGGGCTGGCACTGCTCACCGCTGGAGCCCTGATCAGGCGTGTGATCGTGCCGCCAGTCGTCGCGCTGCAGCTGTTGCCAAGGCCGCCGCTGCCCGTGGCCGAGCCCTAGGGAATCTGGCCATCACGGTGTTTGTGGTGCTGGCCTGCTTCATGGCCGCCCACGCCCTGCACGCCGAGCGGCAGCAGATCCAGCAGCTGGAGCGACTGCAATGAGCACCAGGTATCAGGCCATCACCGATGAGCCGACCCACGTCGGCGAAGGCATCACCCGCACCAGTGACCCGAAGGCCGTGCTCTGGCCGGTGACCGTCACCTTCGCCACCGGCAGCCGGCCGATGAAGACCACCATCCGCGCCATCAGCGCCGGCCAGGCCGAGCAGTTCGCCCGGGCCAGGCATCCCTACGCCCGCACAGTTGCGGTGGCAGTACGTCCCCTATGACCCCATGCCCCAACTGCAGCGGTGGCGGAAGGGTCATCGAAAGCCGGACTCTCAAAGCTGGCGGCCGGCGCCGTCGTTACCGCTGCGACAGCTGCAGTTTCGCCTGGACCATCTGGAGCGATGACCCAGGACCGATCGAGCACCGCGGCTTCTGTGCTGGCGTGAATCGCCTATCCGATGACGCAATCGCCGACATCCTGACCAGCGGCGAGCCGCGCCAGGTGCTGGCTGAACGCCACGGCCGAGCGATCAGCACCATCGAGAAAGTCCAGTACGGGCAGTTGCATGCCCGCGTCCTACCTGAACTGAGGAGGTTCAATGCCCGACCATGAGATTGAAGCTTTATTCCGTGAGTGGTGGAAGCAGTCCTACCCAACCCCACCAGGCCAGCACGCCCTGGCCACGCACGTCGGCTGGGGCAGGTTCCTGCTGGAGCGTGTGCAGGGCCAGCAGCAGCAGCGGGAGGTGGGGCGTTGACTGGAGCAATCGTTCACGATTTCGAGGTGCCCGAGCTGTTCGCGGCAATGATCGGCAAACCCGAGCCGGAGACAGACGAAGAAACCGACGCGCTGGAGCAAGAGTGCATCAATGAGTTCGGGATCGACTTCTACGGTCTCGGCGAGATTGCTGAACGCTTGCTGCCGCTCTGTGAGCACGCGAACGCTGCTCTCAGCGGCGCCCCTGCTCGCGGGTTTGCCACGGGTGGCCGCTTCATCTGCAAGGTCTACGACGAGGAGGTGGGGCGATGACTGAGCACCCGATGCAGCCGACAGATGAGCAGCTAGCTAAATGGGAAAGCGACTGGTTCAGTGAGCGGGAAAATGCCGACGTTCTACTGATCCAGGCTTTTCAGGCAGGCGCAGACGCTGAACTGGAGGCGTGCGTGGAGTGGATCAGCAAGCAGGACTGGACGTGGACAAGCGCCCAGCTCCGCGCCGCCCGCCGCCCCAAGCCACCGAGCCTGAAGCAGCAGGCGTGCGACGCACTGGATGCCTACGTCTATGGCAATCCGGATCACGGCGACAAGCAGAACACTTACAACGCCATCCGCCGCGCCTTGGAGCAATTACCCGATGACTGACACCACCACCTGGCAACAGCTCGCGCTTGCGCTGATCCCAGCTTTGATCGGCCTGGCGTGCATGGATCTGTTCTTCGCTCTGATCAAGAGGCGCCCCAATGATTGACCACACACTCCGCGTCGCCCTCTGCCACTCCGCCACCGCCCGCGCCCATCTGGCCGGAGCTGAGGCGGCGGAGCTGGAGCGACAGGCTGATGCCTTGGCTGGTGATCCACCCGCCAAGTTCGATGACGCCACCGCCAGTCAGCGCATTGCATTTGGCCTGGCGTGTGCCGCGCAATCTGCCCGCCGCCGCTACTGGCGGGAAGTCGCCAGCGCTCAACTGCTGCTGGGCTATCGCTGGCCGGAAGCCGAAGCGCTGGGGGTGGAGCCGGCTACCCCGGTAGTCATCAGTCAGGAGGACTAAGGGATGGCCGATTACGGATGGAAGGACTGGCCGGAAGAATGCCCTGAGTGCGGCGGTCCGCTTCAGGTGTTCAGCGATGAGCCCGAAGACGGCTGGGCCTGTGATGGCGACAAGGTGCGCTGCATTGACCCCGAGTGCGGCACCGCCGGCCAGATCAGCGCAGATGCTGAATCATGCGCCTATGCCGTGTTTCTCGACTGGGGAGACGAAGACCAATCCACAAGTGAAGGAGACTAGAAGATGCCAAACAAGTTCAGCATCGAAGACGTAATGACCTTCGCCGAGTCAAAGGTTGGCATTGACGGCTGGGTTGCGTACACATGGGAGGCTTGCGGCGACGACTCCCTTGTCACTGGTGACGTACCTAGCGGCATCTACCGCTCAGGCCCGCGCAAGGGCAAGCAAAAGTTCACCGGTCCCGGTCGCAAGGTGGTTGTCACTAGGCAAGAGATGCAAGCCAGAGCCACCGCTTACGAATCGGACACCGGCAAGTGCTGGGACTGCAAGGGAACCGGACAGGTTTGGGCCGGATGGAGCAAGGCTGAGGGCACTCGTTATCGAGACTGTCAGCGGTGCAACGCAACCGGTAACGCCGCCCCTGAATCCACAGGAGGAACACACTAATGGACAAGGACGAACAGCAACAACAATTTGCCTACCTGACTGTTGGCTCGGATCATCCGACCATGCAGATCGGTGCTGCGCGAGTTGAGAAGACCGTGCCCGATGCCTACCGGCTCGTCCGCTACCGCACCGAGGAGGGGGCAATCCATCTCAAGCTCCAGGGCTATTTCACTTGGACGCAAGGCTTGTTCCAGCGCGGCGGGGAGTGGAAAGACATCGAGACAGTCGATGCTGATGATCTCAGCGACGACAAGCCCTATGGCTAGCTCCTGTAGAGAGAACATCTAATGGCCATCCTTCCCGACCACGAAATCCACCAGCTCTGCACCGCAGGCATGGTGACGCCCTTTGACCCGTCACTCGTCAACCCCGCCAGCCTGGATGTACGGCTCGGCAGTCAGCTGCTGATCGAATCGGCTGAGAGCCGCAAGATGGCCAGCTATCCATTCCACCTCCACAGCGAGGGTGATCCTTACTTGATGGTTCCAGGTCAGTTCGTGCTAGCTCCAACGCTGGAGTTTGTGCGAGTGCCTGACACCTGCAATGCTCAGTTCGTGCTCAAGTCATCTCGGGCCCGCGAAGGAATCGAGCATCTTCTGGCCGGCTATCTAGATCCAGGGTTCCACGGTGTGATCACTTTGGAGCTGCACAACAGCCGCCAGCTGCACGCCGTCCCGATTTGGCCGGGTATGCGCATCGGACAGCTTGTCTTTAGCCAGATGCTGGCACCACCAGAGCGCTCCTATGCCGTCACGGGCCGGTACCAAGGCGACACCACAGTCATGGAGTCAAGGGGATGACCACACCACACAAGGCAACGCCAAAGCAATGGGCACAGCTGGAAGACAGAGCAGCCGACCATGAGTTCTTTTTTATCAGCTCTTGCGTCGCCGAACTTCGCGACCGCATCTCCGCCGCCGAGCAGCGGATCAGAGAGTTGGAATACGCCGAAAACGTCCGCCAGCAGGACGAAGACGCCGAGCGGGCATTGGATGGCCCAGACCTGAAGCGGCTTCTCATCGAATCGACTGGATGGTTGGTGGAGTACGAGGCGTCTTGCCAGTTTTCCAAGGAAGCCCGCAAAGAATTGCAGAATCTGGTCAACAGGTGCGATGCAGCCGTAGGTGATCCGCTGACCGAGTGGGATGACGACTCCCAGCCAACTCCTAATCCAAGCCAAATTAGGAGTTCGGCAGCTGGTGACCTGATGCAGTCGGTCGGCGCAGCCATCTGCTCCATCGCCGACTGTGGCGACACGCCATCCAACTGGGCGCCAGAGGCACGCGCCGCGATCCTGGCCGTTGCCGAATGGTTCGACGCCATCGGCTACGGCGCCACCGCCAGCATCCTGCGCCAGGAGCTGCAGCGCCATGGCTGACCTCTCCCCCGCGTCTCAGGCGGTGCTGGATGCCTTCACCGATCGCCACGAACTGTGCGGCCCGTTCGATGGCAACTGGCAGGAGCTGTGCCTAGCTGCTGCGCTTCGCGAGCTGGCGAAACGAATCAACGGTGCAGACGGCGTCACGCAGGACGTGCTGGACATCGCCGCCGAACTGGAGGGCTCCGATGGCTGACTTCATCCACATCGACAGCAACGCCGGCCGGATCGGCCGCTTCTGCTGGGTCAACAGCGACACCCGCCACCGCCGGCTCTACCGCATGTCGCCGGCTTACTGGATCCCCGGCGGCTGGTGGGGCAGCGTCTATCTCTGCTCACCCCATCCGGCACGGCCGGGGGATGCGTGGTGATGGCACGCGTCCTTCTCACCCTTGCCGAAGCGGCCGAAGCTCTCGGCGTGAGCAAGCGCCACATCGAGCGGCTGGTGGCCGAGGCCGATGCCAACCGCAAGAGCCGCTGGCGCTGGGGCAGGGAGCTGATTGACCTGGCACCGGTCGGGGCCAGCCGGCGGACGGTACGGGTCAACCTGGCAGCGGTGGTGCCGCATCTCCCAGCAACGCCCGCTCCGCCGCTTCCGCCACCAGGTGCGGCTGAATGTGCGCCCGGTAGGTCTTTGCGTGCTGCGTCGGGCTATGCCCCATGAGCCGCGCGGCGGTATAGATGTCCAGCCGGGAACCGCCTTCACGCCATAGCCTGCCGGCGTACGCATGGCGCAGCGCATAGGGTCGCCACGGAAGCCCGCGGCACTGGCGCCATAACCACTTCGCCACCACTTCGGATCGATCGGTAGCGGCACCGGGCAGCGTCGGCCGCAGCCGTCGATCATGCAGCCGGAACAGCTCCACCCACTCGCGCGGCAACGGCACCACCGTGCGGAAGCCGGTTTTCGTGGCGTCCTGCACCTGGCAGTAGTCGCGGTCAATCAGCTCGGCAGACTCGATCTCATGGGGCCGCAGCCCGTAGGTCGCCATCATGCCGAAGTACCAGGCTCCCGGCCCTGATCCTTCAACCCAGGCGATGATCTCGTCATCGGTCGGCACCACCAGCGGCGCGGCGTCCCGGTAAGTCGGCTGCGGCACCTCAGGGAACGGCACCGCCACCAGCTTGGCCAGATGGCGCAGCAGGTAGAACAGCTCTTTGTAGGAGCAGCTGCCCCGGTCGTACTTCTGCAGCGCGGTCGCGATGCTCTCTGCCGTCACCTGACCGCCTGGTGGCAGCTGGCGCAGCCTGCCCATGTAGTTAATCTCCCAGGTGGACTCACTGGTTCTGCCCAGCACCACCCGAGCGCGGTACAGCTTGGCGATTGCGTCGCGCCACGTCACACCGGAGTGTTCCTGCCCAGTCCAGTAGGGCCACTCAAACGTCCCAGTCTTGAGCTGCCGCTCCAGGGTCTGCAACTGCTTGGCCGCGGCTCGGCGATTGGTCGGTGTGTCATCCATCCGCAGGGCGATTCGCGTCTGCTTCAGGCCCGGCTGGCCGTCACGCCGCGGCACCCGGGCCACCAGGTACAGGCGGCCGGCTTGGACGCTGATGGATGCCATTGCGAATACGACGCGGACGGGACGGACAGATGCACCCGATGCACGGGCCGTGCATTCCTACCCCATTTCCTGTCGCTTCCGGTCGGTTGCTGTCGTCTGCAGCAGGGTGCTGCTGCCGCTCAGATCCACTGCGCTGCAGGCATCCTCGGCTTTGCGCTTGGCCAGCACTGCCAGATACAGATCCTCATCAACTTCCCGGATGTCGTAGTCACTCCCTAGATACTGCAAGCGCTTTCGGGGATGGTTCATGATTGGTGCATCCCATCATCCCCGCGATGCACTCCGGACCCAGTTGGTGGCTGGAGCAGATCGGCCGCTATCCGCTGCTAACACCAGCCCAAGAGCTGACCTACGGGCGGCAGGTGCAGGAGTGGCGCGCCCATCCCGATGGGCCGGACGGCTGCCCGCCTGACGTGCGTCGCCGCGGCCTGCGGGCCCGTGAGCGATTCGTTCGCGCCAACCTGCGGCTGGTGGTGACGGTGGCCAAACGGTTCAGGCGCATGGTCCCGGGCGAAGCGTTCGACGACCTGATCCAGGCGGGCAACCACGGCTTGATCGAAGCGGTCGAGCGGTTCGATCCCAGCCGCGGCTACCGGTTCAGCACCTACGCCACGTACTGGGTGCAGATGCGCGTCACCTGCCACCTGGAGCGCTCGGAGCGAACGATCCGGCTGCCCACCACCATCAGCCCGAAGGTGGGCGCCATCCCCAGGACGCTGCGCAAGCTGTTCGTGCACCTCGGCCGTGAGCCCACCCGGGAAGACCTGGCGCAGGCGCTGGGTATGAGCGTGATGGAGCTGGATCGGATCGCGACCGTGGGCCGGCAGTGCGCGTCGCTGGACTGCCCGGTCGGCACAGAAGATGGGCTCACCACGCTGGGCCAGGTGCTGCCGTCGCCAGCACCACCACCGCTGCCGGAGGACGTCGAGCGGCTGCAGCGGCAGATCCAGCGCCTGCCGGAACGCAGCCGGCTGGTCCTGGAGGCTGCCTACGGCATCGGCCGCGGCGTCGCCACCATGAAGGAGTTCGCCCGTGAGCAGCGGATCACGCGCAGCGCGGCACAGCAGCTACTCGAGCAGGCCTTGCGCAGCCTGCGCGGCACGATGGATCCGTCGGTGGTGCAGCTAGGTCTGCAGCTGCAGGCCATCGCATGCCCTAGCGGCCACGACCAGGTAGGCGGAGCAACAGCACCCACCCAACGCCGTAGGCAGCGCCGCGAGCCACCGCCACAGCTCAGCCTGCCGCTTCCGCGCCGGGTGCTGAACCCTTCACGCCGTCGAGCACCTCGCGCGCCCATTCGTAGTGGCAGGCAGCGGATCGGCTGAACGGTGCCGCATTGGCCAGTGCGAGCTCTACCTCCAGGTGGCGCACGCGACCTAGGCAGCGGTCTATCAGGTTGCGCTGGAGATACCAGTCAACGATCAGCCGATCCGCCAGCTCTTGCAGTTCCTGATGACCGAGCGTGACAGCGCGTCGCCGGTCTATTTCCTGGCTGCATTGGGTCGCCAGACTGAGTTCAGGGATGAACCAATCACCGGAACCCATGGCGGAGCATCCAATGGATACACCACAGTATGGGTATCCGGTTATTCAGGTGGTGTGCATTGATGGTGAGCCGATATGGCAAATCACCGGTTATGGGCTTTGTGTGCATGAGCATTGCGGCCAGCGTGCATGGGATGTATTCCGTGCGCAATGCCGCAGCCGTGGTCTACCGGTGCCGGAGTGATCAGCTGCAACGCGGACTGTCAGAGGTAAATGGGCCGGGGCGCGAAGGATTGATAAGATGAGGCAGCATCTGCGGTGGTGAGCCAAGGTCGATCGGGCCAGCGGCGTTGACCCTAAGCATGAAGCCCCGCCGAGGCCCTGGGAAACCAGGGCCTTTGTGCTAGCGGTCCATCAGGCCTATGACATTGCCAACGTGACCACGACTCAAAACGAGCTCGCGTGGCTCAGCGCGACGCGCTCCAAGATCAGTCAGATGCGCATCAGAGCCAGTTTGATGCGCTCAGAAGCAAGGTCGATGCGCTTGAAAGCTCGTTCAAGTCAGAGACAAGCCAGATTATGGCTGAGGCAAGCCGCCGAGCTGGACAGGCAGAACGCGCAGCTATCGAGCGAGAACGCGCAGCTATTGAGCGAGCTGCAGAAGCAGAACGAAGAGCTATCAAACGAGCTGCAGAAGCTGAACAGCGAACTCTTCGGCTCCTTGTTTCGCGTCTAATTCAGTGGCGGTTTTGACCTGCTACATAAAGCCCTGCCAATGCCCTGTAAGACCAGGCCTTTACGCTGTCAGCCGATCCAGTCAAGCAGCCGCTGCTCACGGCCTGGGCTCCAGCCGTGATGCGCTCGAAACCACGTCAGCGCGTCGGCGTGCCCTTTGCCGAGGTTGCAGCTGGAGCAGGCCGGGACCAGGTTCTCCCGGGCCGTGATGCCACCACGGGCTAGCGGGCGGACGTGATCAAGTGTGTCGGCCAGGCTGCCGCAGTAGGCGCAGTCGGTGCCCCAGTCGGCGAAAATGCCACGCCTCAGCCTGGCCTTGCTGTCCCGCTTGGTCACCAGCTCGGCCCCGTCGATGTGGTGGTGGAGCACGCCGGATCAGGGCTTGATGCGCAGATACCAGCCGGTGCCCTTGCCGTCTACCTCCCAGCGCCGGAGCCAGTTCCTGCGGCTGTAGCGCACTCCCGCACCGGCCCGGTTGCTGTTGCTGACGTAGCCGCCGCCCACCATGTCGGCCTCGCCGTTCGGGTCGTTGTGATAGAAGCCCTGATCGTCAAACCCGATCACCACTGACCAATGGCCGCCGCCGGTTGGGTGGGAGATGCTGCCACGGTGCAGCCAGCCCACCGGCACCGGGCAGCCGTCACGGATCAGCCGTTCCAAGGTCGCCGCGTCGCCGTTCTGGTGGAAGGTGGCCTGCAGGCCCAGGCTGCCGAGCGCCCGCAGCTGTGCGCCGCTGTTGGTGGTGTCGCCGAACCTGGCCCTGATGGCGTTGTATTCGTCGTCACTTGACACGCGCCCGTAGAAGCGAGCCACCATGGCGCAGCTGGAACTGAAACACTCGCGCTGGCCGGCGCCGCTGCTGTTGTCTAGCTGGTACTCGTAGGGCACCTTCAACAGAGCCTTGTCCGGCTGGCCGGGGCTGGGGCTCGGTTCCTTCGCCGGCGGATCAGCGCGGAAGAGCTCAGCGAACTCCGCCAGCACATCTGAGCTGACGCTGCCTTGCAGCCATCGCCAGGCAGCGATCTGGTGGCTCAAGTCCTTGTGCGCTCTGGCTGCGCTGAGCAGCTGGATAGGGTCAGGCACGTTCAGCGACGACGACGACGGACACGACCAGCGGACTGCGCCTCGCCACGAACGGCAGACGAGATCATCCGAATCACCAACTGGCTCACGCCATTGGACTTCACATTGGGATTGGATCCCAGGTAGTCGCTGAGCACAGCCCATACTGAGGCGAAGACTGCCCACCAGAAAGCGGGATCTTTAAGGAAGTCCATTGGCTCGCTTCTGACAACTTCAGGCTATGAATTGGCTTCCAGCTTGGCGACGCGCTGTTCGATTGCATTCAACCGCCCGTACGTTTCGCGTCGGTCAGCCTTAATGTCAACATGAAGCTCCTCTAATCGATTGGCAACATTCTCAACCGCTGCAGTGAGACGGATCACAGCATCACGACCTTCTGATGCACGCCGACCGGCGCCAGATACTGCCATAACGACAGCAGTGAAGGCAGCGCCGACCGCTGCAGCAGCGATTTCAATCATTGCGGCATTGCGGCCCCTTGTCACAACCTAGGAATTGTGCTGAACCTCAGCCAGCTCTGCTTCGGTGAGCGGGAAGTTCTCTGGTGGGCCAACCTGCCCGTCGTATGCGATGGTGCCATCTGGGAAGATGGTTTCCAACAGGCCGGAGTACCTCGGTTCTTCGTCCATGGTCAAGCGATGCGGTAGGTCGTGAATGAGTTGCTACTGATCTTGCGAGTCTTGAACCGGCCTGATGTCTCGCCGGTCACTCGCATGTTGCCCACAACAGTGTGGCCTGTGTTTGCGGTGACGGTCACATCATTCCCAGATGCGGCGGTGGCCAGATTGATCAGGCTCCACTCAAAGCCTTGATTGCTCTCCAGTGAAGTGAAAGCAGCATCCATGTCGGTGCCAGTTGGCACTAGGAGCGTGATGTCTGCTGTTGGCGTAGATGTGCGGATGCCATTGAGAAGACTGGTGGTGCTAGCGACAGCTCCAGTTGTGTTGGAGTTGACAGCGACGGTGCGGCTGGTAAATGTGGTCTCAGTTCTTACGTCACCCGCAAAATAGTTTGGCGCCGTCCCGCCGGCGTAGAAGTTGTAGTCTCCCGCCGCCGCCGGGATGTCACCATAGAAGCCGTAGTTGTTGGTTGCGCTGATTAGACCGCTACTAGCCAGGAAGCCGATCTGCGTGGCGACAGCACCACGCGTGCCGCCGGTGATCGTGCCTTCGATGGCGGCGAAGTGCCGCAGGTTGGACAGGCCTGTGATGCCGTCTGTCGTGGACGGCTGGGCCATGACCGCATTGCACGTCCCGGTAACGTCCGTCGCGATCGACGGCGCATAGACCAGGCCGTTGGAAGATGCGTTGCCGGTCGGTGCTGCCGCGAACCGATACGCACCATTGGCACTGCCCAGGCTGGTTGTCCTGGATCCAATCCGGCCCTGGCTGTCAACCCGCAGCGCCTCGACGCCACCAGTAGCCAAGCCGAGAATGTTGGCGCTGACGCGGAACCAGCCGCTGCCCGCTTCACCAATGCCCAGGCCAGGTGCCGCAGCTGTACCGGCTGCTGTCTGGCTCACGCCTGTGACCGTCAGCGTGCCGCCGATCGCAGCATTGCCGGTGGTGCTCAGGCCCGTCAGCGCATAGGTGGCGATCAGCTCAACCCATGCGCTGCCGTTCCATTTCTGCCAGCGACCCAGACTGCTTGACCAACGGATGGCATCAGTTGGCAGGTTGCTGGTGGTCTGCCCGTCAAACTGTTTCGCCAGATCCTCGTCTCTGGCCTTCAGGTCATTCAGAAACCCGGTGTAGCTGCTGGTTAGCGTTGGGCTGTTCCAGTTGGCCATCAGACTCCTCTGGCGCTCCAGCTAAAGGCTCCGCCGACGCGGTTGCCGCTGGTGTCAAAAAGCAGCACCTTAAACGTGGTTGGATTGGGTTCGTCCACAAAATTATAGATACCCACTATGGCCGTGCTACCGCTAGGGGTGACAGTAATCGCCTCGACATCAACAAAGGCAATGTTGAATGTCACCACCGTGCCGCCACCATGCAGAGTGACATTCCCGCTGGTGGTGCCGCTTGCGGCGCTGGTGACCGTGAATGTGTTGGCCGTAGCGCCAGCGACCGTATAGACGCCATCAACGGCAGCGCCACTGGTGAAGTCCAGGTCGATCAGATCGCCGTTGCTCATTCCGTGCGCAGTAGCGGTCACGGTGATCGTGGTGCCGGTGCGGCTGTAGGTGCCGGCCAGCGTGGCTTTAGCCGTGCCCTTCCCGAAGTCATTTCGGAGCTTGGAATCCAGCCGATAATTCAGACTTGTCAACCGCACCAAGTCATCACCGCCGCTGCCGGCGAAGTCATAGCGGAACTTGATGTAGCGGAAGTTCGTGGCATAGATCGAATCCACGCCGTTGTAGTCGGTCCATGCGTCGCCAACATTCAGCTTGATGCTGATGCGTGGCGTGATCGTCAGTGAGCCGGTAACCGTGTCGGTGGCCAGTGATTGCTGAACCTTGCTGCCGGCCACCACAGCGCCGTAATCGATCGTTTCTTCGTAGGTTGCGCTCGTTTGACCAGGCAGAATCCAGCGGGTGAAGCCTGCATCGATCTGATTCTGAATTGTGGTCCAACCCCGTGATGTGAAGTGCTGTTCGTACGTCTCGGTGGTATTGACAGCCGCAACAGCAACACCACCATCGACGACCATATTGGTCAGCGTGCCGGAGAATGTGCTGGCTTGATTCAACCTGAGCACATAGTCAGGCGGCTGGTTGACTGATGCAACCACGCTGCCAGGTGTGCCATAGTTGCCCGCGCTATCAATGCCTGCCAGCCAATAGGTATAGGTTCCGGCCTGGGTTTCAAACACCGACGTGAACCCGCCTTGCTTTGTGCCGATGACCGTGGCGGTCTCCCATGTGCTGCCACGCCGGAGCTCATAGGACACAACCGGCAGCGTCGCTGTGCAGTCATTCCAGCGCAGCAGCACGTTGTTATCGACCACCTGCTGCGTGATCACCGGCTGCGATGGCGCCGAGATCACCACATCAACCGTGCCGATGGCGCCATACCAGGAGTCGGCAATAGCAGCATCGGGATACTGGCCATTGGCATCCACGGCACGCACAAGGAAGCGCTGTGCGCCGATCCAGCTGGCCTTGACGTCCACGTACGTGGCATTGATCCGACCCACCAGTGCCGCGGTCGCCCAGGTGCTGCCGCGCCGCACTTCGTAGAAGATCGTCTCCAGCGTGCCGCGTACCGGTGTCCAAGTGATCTGCGCGTTCTGGCCCACGAACGCAGACGACAGCACCGGCGCAGGTGCTGCACCGATCGCAGCGATCACGCTGCCGGCAGTGCCGAAGTTGCCGTTGCCATCGAGGGCGACGACCCAGAACCGCTTCGAGCCCGACCAATCCGCCGGCACGCTGTAACCGGTGCCATCGCTGCTGATCCTGGTGATCACTTCTCGGTCGGCGTAGACGTCGCCGTGGCTGATCTCATAGAACCGGGTCCGCAGCGTGCCTTGTACGGCATTCCATGTCAGCGTGCAGCTCCGCCCGTAGAACGCAGCCGTCACAGTGGGCGCCGGCGCGGGCTGAATCGTGATGACCCGGGAGCCAGCGGCGCCGACGGTGCCGACCGGATCCACCGCTGCAACCCAGAATGTGCGCGAACCTGACCAGGTGATGGGCAGGTTGTAGTCGTTGCCATTGATCTTGGCGACAGTTACACCCGTCTCATAATTAGCGCCATACCGTAATTCGTAGTAAGCCGCCGCATACGATCCCTTCGATGTAGACCAGCTGATCGCCACCACTGGATCATCAATCGAATGGGTGACATTCGGCGCCGCTGCCGCCACAACAGTGACAGTGACTGATGCAGCGTTGACACTCAGGACATTGCTGGTATCACGCGCCTTGACGCGATAGACCACGGATCCAGCTTCCAGGATCCCGACCTTGTAGCTGGTGCCGTTGACCCTGGCGACGAAGGCCGCGCTATCCCAGTCGGTGCCGCCACGGCGGATCTCATAATCTCTCAGGTCTAGGTCGCTCACCGGCGACCAATCAAGCAGGACGCCGATCACCTCATCAATCGTGCGCGTCAGACCCGTCACATCACTGGGCGGCGCTGTCTTGCCGAGCGCAGTGATGCTGCCGGTGAGCGCACTGGTGGATGGTCGGTTCAGCGGATCAAGGCTGAACACTTCAACATCAAACGTTCCCGGCGTGATGTTGAGAATCTCATGATCAGGGCTCTGGGTGATGGTGGTAGCCCAGTTGCCGGAATTCTTGCGCCAGCGGACTGAATAGCGATTGACACCAACCCTTGGCCGCCAGTTGATCAGCACCTTGGCGCGCACCTGATTCTGGAATGTATACAGCCGCTCAGATAGGACCAGGTTGGTGGGTGCTGCCGGCAGCTGATTCAGGTTCGTGACGTCACGTTGCGTCAGCGGCCGATTGCGCTCAACGTACGCATATTTGCTGCTGTTGTACGACAGCGCTGTGATCTCATACTTGCAGGCTTCAGTTTCACGCACCGTCAGCACGCGCCATTGTGACGTGACGATGCCGCCGCCGTTCAGGACCCAGATGCTGCCGACTGTTGGCGCTTCGCTCAGTGCAGACGCCAGTGTCAGGGTGACGCCCGAGCGCGTGCAGCTCTTGGATTGAATCGTGCCATCCGGCATGATCACCGAGACCGTCCCGCTGCCAGGTAGGCCGGCTGCGTTGTCGATCGTGAGCACGCTGGACGTAGCGGCCACGATGCGACCACCACGGCGGGAGCCAGAGCGCACCGGATCGGCGACGTCGATCACCTGACCAGGCCTGACCACCACGCCAGCCTCAATGGACGCCGTGAAGCTGATCACCTCGGTTTCGTACTGGCTGCTGTAGATCAGCCAGTCGGCAAGCCGTGCTGCCTGGCCGCGGCTGGTGCAGGCGAAGGCTGTAACTTCCTTGCGGATGATGCCGTAGCGGTCGATCGCCTTTTCGTCTTCAGCCTGAACGTAATCCGTCTCGCGAGCGTCAAGATCCAGGTATTGAACGACGACGACATTAGGCCTGGTCTTGACGTCACTTCCGGAATAGGAGAAGCCTTCTTCTGTGACGTTGGCAAGCGTGAACAGATAGGCAGGATCAACCGGCTTATCCTGCGAGATCGTCAGCGAGCCAGCGCTCCAAAATGGCATCGCTCGCATGACCGAGCAGAGATCATTGACGAGCTTGTAGGCTTCCTCTGCTGATTGAATGTTGACGTTGCAGGTAAAGCGCGGCTCCGTGCCACCAAAGCCGTCGGAAACCAGCTCGCTGCAGTATTGCGACGCAGAATAGAAAGCCCACTTATCCAGCTGGGTGGCATCAACATGCGTGCCGAATCCGTAGCGGGTATTCGTGAGCAGGTCGTACAGGATCCACGCTGGGTCCGTTGTCCACTTTGCAGCGCCAAACGTGCCATTCCATGTGCCGGAATAGGTCAGCCTGCCGTTGTTGTTATCAACAGTGGCATTGCTTGGGATCTTGACTTTGATTCCACGCACCCGGTATGTGCGCTGCGGAATGCTGCTGAACTGTTGCGCATCAATCCGTAGGCCCACCAGTGCCGAATGCGGATAGTTCAGCCGCGCCTGGATGATTTCGGTGTAGCTTGTCCAGATCAGGCTGTTTGACAGCTTTGCACTGTCGCTGTCATTGCTCAGCCTGCGTAAACGGATGTCAACTGGGAAGTTGCTCGGATCCTGGCTGCGGAGATCGATCCTGTGATCGCGCTGATACTGATCGGATGTCCGGCCTTTGATCTTGTCGGTAATGGCAGTGTTGAACCCGCCGCCGTTGTACTGCACCTCAATTCGGTACTCAACTTCCGAACCGGCAATGTCTCCATCGTTCTCAATCTCCTGCAGCTGCGGAACCGTAAGGGCAATCCGCACCTGATCAACATTGGTGTCGGTGATCGTGCGCGTGATCGGCGTATCCTTCTCAATCGTCAAGCCAACGCCAAACTCTTGCAGGACTTCGTCGCCGAACTGTAGACGTACCTGATTCTTGGTTCCAAAGCGCGGCGCAACCTGAACATTCTTGAAGTTAAAGTCCGAGCTTGACGGCGAACTGTTGCTCGCGTTTGGGCTCAGGATTGGCGTATTGTCAAAGTAAATGTCCTTGAGAATCGCAAAAGCGGCAGCGCTTGTACCCTGATTCAGGCCGGCGCGTGATGGCGTCGAGAAGCCTTCGATCTCGCCTTCACCTAGCAGGTCAACAACGATGGCATAGCTTGTTGACTCCAAGTTATCGCTCGCTTCCCTTGGTGTCCTAGCGCCACCGCCGCCACCCTTGCCGCCACCGCCAAAGCCGCCACCACCGATCAGCTGCGTCATGCTGACACCTGCGTGATGTCAATGCCAGCAGAGATCACGACGCTACCCACCAGCACTTCGCCATAGATGATCGGCACCGGCACACCAGGCCGGCTGACGTTCTGAATGCCACTGAACGAGAACGACTTACGCGGGTCTGCTTCGTCTTTCTGCGTCTGCGGCACAGGCGTGAGCAGCTGCGCGACGCCGCCAAGGGCCAGCGAGAACCCGACGGCGCCTGCAACCTGAAATAGCAGCGCGTTCTTAGCAAACGCAGCACCAAAGAACCCAGCTGGCCCGGCGAAGGCCAGCGCCACCAACGCCACGCCAGCAATGATCCGCGCGGCAGCTCCAGCGCCGGCCACGACCGGGATAATGCTGATTTCACCGCGGCCGACTGGGTAGTGCAGCTGCTCAGGCTGTGCGCCGGCTTCCAGCTCGTCACCGCCGACCGTGATGCGGTAGTGATGATCTCCCATGTGCCGCTCAACGTCCGGCCAATTCGCCACCAGAAAACGCACGGCTTCGGCAGCGGTGGCAACATCCGCCATCAACACCCGCTGGCCGATGAACTTTGCAAGCGGACCGTACAGCTTAATCCTGCGAAGCATGGCGTAACCGCCGTCCCGTACAGGCTAAGAACCAGCCGCCGTATAAATCACGGCTGCTCAGCCGGCCTTGCATATGATGCAGGATCAGCTGATCGCCGATATACACTGCGCAGTGGTTCACTTCCTGCGATGCAATTGCCATCAGCAGGAAATCACCCACCTGCAGGTCTTCGTCTTCCCGTAGCTCACGAAACCCAGTCGCCGCCCAGCAGGCCTCGAACATCGGCGCCCGGCAGAACTCCACTGGATCCGCCGGACGCGGCCAGTCCCGCAGCAACAAGCCCCACTGCTGACGGTACCAGTCGCGCGCCAGCCCGTAGCAGTCAGAGATGCCCCACGCCCATGGCCGGCCGATCAACGGCGCTTCGTAGCCGGTCGGTTCGCAGCTGTCCCATGCTTCAGTGCTGGGGTTGACGATGTGCCACGGCAGGCCGCTGCGTTCGCAGCCCATCCGATCGGCAATGCTCGGCTCTGGTGGTGTCATCGGGTGGCTGTGCACCACGGCAACGACCTCGCCGGCATCTTCGCAGCGGGCCCAGTCCGCAGGATCCAGGATGAACTGATCGGTGCCGATCGCAAGGTTCCGGCACGGCATGTACCGCTCACGGCCTTTGATGACCACCAGCAGGCCGCAGGCTTCACGTGGCGCATCGGCCTTAGCGTGCGCAAGTGCCAGGGCGCGTGATACGTCGTTCATGCGTAGAAGCTGCCGACACCAGGGAATGACCCGAATGGCAGGCTGTTGTTAGCGCGGACGGTGTAGACACCTGATCCGGTGAATGTATAGGTTGACCCGGTGAATGATCTGGGTTGCCAAAAGATGGCGGTAAAGGTCGCGCCATTATCAAACGATGAGCGCGTGCTGAGCGTGAGTCGATCGCCGTCCTTGCCAACAACGCGCGTCCCAGCAAGAACGTTGGTTCCATGCGGCTGCGTAGTGGTCACACCAGACTGGTTGCCGGCGTAGTCGTTGACCTGCGCATCGGCCGGGTTGTCTGCGATCCAAACCTCAAACAGTCCTTTCTCAACCTGGACAGATGTTGTCTTCGATGTGCCTCGAGCATCTGGGTTGTAGGTGATGCTAAGGGTGACGGTATTACCTGAGATACTGGATATGGTTGTGCCACCGGGCACGTTAGCGCCAGATACAAACATACCGGGCCGAAGGTTATTAGGGCTGTTTTCATTGTTAGCACCAGTGAACGTCAGTGTCAGCCCAGTCGCTGACAGCGTGGCGGTTCTCGTCAGCACCGTGGATGAGTTCGCCGCCTGGCTAAGCGTCAGAGTGCTGCTGCCTTTGCTGGCGACGGTGGCACCTGATTGGATGCCATGGCCGAAGATCGGATCACCGACATTGATCCTTGCCAGCTGATTGGTCGTCAGACCCGTGACGGTTGTGCTGCCGTTGGTCACTCCACCGTTGAATGTCACAGCACTGAACCTAACTTCACAGCCTGATAGCCGCTTGCTGCAGACATCAGCCGCAGAGCTGCCGACCTGGCTATCGTCGGCATTGAAGTAGGCTTCGCCAATGTATCCGCATTCGGCCGAGCGGTACACCCAGTTGCACAGGTTGGCGATGCACAGGCGACGTGGTGCACGGATGCCGGCCAGATCGAAAGCTGCCGCCAGCTCGAACTCCACGATGTCGCGGTTCTCCTGAGTCTTGCGGGCGATGTAGAACACCTCGCGCGGGAACTCAGCCGTAGGGTCTGGCGTGCCGTATGGGTTGACGTTGCCGGTGAAGTTCACCGCATCAAGGTGCTTGGCCAGGCAACGGATCCGCGTTACCGTGGCACCAACTAGGTCGTTACCGGGAGTGCTGGTGTTGACCTGGATCAGGATGGTGGTGATCAGGCCCAGCTGGTTGCTCACACGCAGCTTCGGCCGCGGCAGCTGGCCTTCACCGTTGTATTCAAAGCCCTCGGCCTCCACTGGGTAGGCCTGGTAGGCGTTGCCGTTCCAGGTGATGGCGGTTGCTGTTGACTTCGCGTTGACGCCAGCATGGAACCGATACGTCGTGCCACTACCGTGCAGGCTGGCATTTAGTTTCAGCTCGAATAGCTCGATGATCTGTGATGGCGCAACCGTCTGCAGATCAGAGATAACCTTTTTCATCAGCTCGGCTCCGGCACCTGCTCAAACGTGGCGCGGATGTTGTTGATATTGTGCGCCTCAGCGCTGATGCTCCAGCGTTTGCAGATCCACTGGCCAGCAGTAGCGTTGTAGAAGGGTGGCGTCCAGGTGAACGACTCAACGCCGCCACGGGCATTCAGGAAGTCGCGAATCTGCCCGGTTTCGGTGTTGTCACGCCGGCGAAACTCAAGATCCCACACCTTGAGATCAGTGTTCAGGCCGAATCTGATTCGATGCTCATAGCCATCACCGAGCTTCGTAGACCGCACGCGCGGTTCACTGTTCTCGGTTGGTGGGAACTCCGGGATGTAAGTGAACGTGGCCATGGTTGCAGGTTACGAAGCCAACAGACCACCGGGCCGGCGCTGGCGGATCATCTCTTCCTGGATGGCACGCGCCACGACCTGGCCCAGCTGCTCAGAGCGGCTGCTGTCGCCTTGCACTGCGGAGCCCTCGGCGTTGACCGTGACGTTCACGACGTTGCTACCACCACCGCCCTGCATGGCGACCGGAATGCGCCGGCCGTCGGGCAGCGGCACGTAGGCCTCAGGCCGCCGGCCTTCGCCAAACAGAGCCAGTTGCGGGCCGGTGGCAATGCCACCATTGGAGTAAGCCCGCAGCGGCAGCGGCCCTTGATCGGTCATGATCCCGCCGTTTGCGAAGGCGCCGGTGATCGCAGGGACACCGCTCAGGAGTGGAGCGGTGAAGACGCTGGCGCCAGCACCGGCAGCCGCGGCAGCGCCAGCAGAGCCACCACCACCCAGCAGGCTGCCGAGCAAGCCCTGCAGGCCCTTGGTGGCCGGCTGGACGGCGTAGATCTGCACCAGCTGCTTCGCAATGTCGCGCAGCACGCCAGAGGCGATGTCGCGCAGGCTGTTGCCCCAGTTCTCGGTGCCGTCGATCAGTGCATCCATCGCAGACGTCAGCCCGTTGCTGATGGACCCGGTGATGCCTTCAATCAGCTGCTTTCGTTGCGCTTCCAAGTCGCGGAGCCGTTCCAGGGTTGCGGCTTCAACCTGCAGCGCGCCGGTGATCAGCGGCAGCTCGGTTGCGCGCGCACGGGTGGCATCCAGCAGAAGCTGCGCGACCTTGCGCTGTTCGTCGGTAAGCCCTGCCTGCTGCAGATACTGCACCGTCTGATTCTCAAGCGCCTGCAGTTGCGTCGCTTCCCGCTCGGCCATCCGCGCACGCTCTACCGACTGCTGGGCCAGCTCAGGGCTCAGGCCGCTGCGCTGCAGGGCAAGGATCCGCTGGTAGTCCTCCAGCTGCTGCTCGCTGAGCCGCTTCTGCTGGCCCAGCTCCTGCGTGATGGCTGCATCCTGCTCTAGGAGTTTGTCCAGCCCTTGGGATCTGGCGTCAGCATTGGCGGCAAGCAGGTTTGCGTCTGACGCCTGCTGGAGGCTCGCGACTCCAGCATTGATGCCATCCATGCCTGGCACCTGAAGCATCGCCGCATTCACCGGCTGCATCGGCGTGGCAGGCTGCAGCTCGGCTTGCAAGTTGCGCGTCGCTGAGATAGCGGTTGGACGGATGCCGTTGGCAGGGAGCTGCTGACCGCCTTGCATCAGTGCGTACGGACGCACGCCATACATGAACTTGCCGGCAAACGTATCAAGCGAGCGCCTGACCAGTCCGCCCCTGGAGCTGTGATCAAACATCATGCCGTTGCCGGCATACATGCCCACGTGCGTCTGGACGCCAGGTCCCCATGACCCGTAGGTGCGCTCAAAGCCCACCAGGTCGCCGGGTCTCAGGTCGCGCTTGTTGTTAATCCGCTGGCCGATGTCCGAACCAAAGAAACTACTGGCAAGGCGCGGCCCGGAACCTAGTCCATCCCATGCCTTCTTTGTGGTGCCGATCGCGATTCCAGCAACCTTGAATAGCTCGCGGATGGCATCAGCGCAACGCTCTGTCTGGCCAGCAAATATGCCCAGCTTCGAGCTGGCAGCCTGCAACAGGCGAGCCACACCAGCGGATGGACCAGATCCGTCAACAGAACCTGATCCGCCAATAGATGATTCACGCAGCCTCTCCGCTGCATCTTCGGCACCCTGCCTGATTCGATCTGCCTGCTGTTCAGCAGCGTCAATCTGAATATCCCTGATGCCTTTTGCGACATTCAGTCTGTAATCTTCAACAGCACGATCCAGTGTCAACCTGCGGTCTGACGCTTCCTGTTCGTTGCGAATGATCTGCTCTGCAGTATCTCGCCGAACGCGGGTCATCTCGATCCCAAAATCAAGCGACGACGTATCACCGCCGATTGATGCAACCCGATTGCGCTCTAGCTTCAGGAAAAAGTCCTGCGTCTGTCCTTCGGCGCGCCGCCGCAGCTCTTCAGTCTTCCGCTCCAGCTGCAGCCGCTGATCGCCAATATCGCGCTCCATCTGCTTCGCACGATCCAGCGACTGCTCGCGGAAGTCGGCTAGGCGTTTCTCGAAGTTAAGGCGGATGTCAAAGAGATCATTCTGGAAATCAAGCTGAGCCTTGAGCTCTTTCTCTTGCTCGCGTTGCAGCTTCTCAAGCTCTTTCTGGCGCTTCTTGGCCTCCTTCTCGGCGGCTTCCGCAGCAGCAGCCGCAGCGCGATCCCTGGCAGCCTGGCGCTCTCCAGTGGCAGCGTCGCGGGCAGCTTGTTGGCTTGCATTGCCGCCTGATGCGCCGTCTAGGCGATCCAGGCGATTCTGCATCAGCTCAAACAACACTCTGTCGTAAGGCTGCCGTCGAGTACGCGCCAGATCGCGCGCCTCGGCTTCCAGACCGGTTAGGCCTACGCCACCAGCGCCACTGGTTCCAATAAAGAGCTGCTGCGCGCCACGTAGAAAGACATTCTGCCCCATGGCAGTGTTTGGCGCGCGCCCACTGCGTAAGATTTCAGCTGCAGTGCTGGCGCTTGGATCTCTAAATGCAACCGTCGCATCATTCAGCCGCCTGATTGCCTCTGTAAACCCACGCAGCAATGAAACAGCCGTAGGGCCAAACACTTTCGCAACAGTGCGACCAAAGTCTTCAGTTGCAATCCGAAGATCAGCAATAGTCTGTGCGCTTGTCTTGAACTGGTCGTTCAACTGATCCAGCTTCTCTCCCTTGAGCTTCGCCAGCGCGCGCAGCACGATGTCGGTCGTGATCTGGCCTTCGCTGCCTAGCTTCTTCAGCTCACCGATCGTGACGCCCATCTCACGGGCGATGGCCTGGCCCACTGCCGGTGCCTGCTCGCGGATAGAACGCAGTTCATCACCCTGCAGGACGCCAGAGCCCAGCGCCTGCTTCAGCTGCAGCAGCGCCGAAGAGCTCTCGACCGCCGTTGCACCACTGGCCCTGGCGGCCGCCGTGAAGCCGACGAACGCATCCTCAATCTCCTGCAGTGTCACACCCGTGGGCCGAAGCGCGCCGTACAGCTTGCTGAACCCATCCTGCGCTTCAGTCGTACTGATCCGCAGCGTCTCGGAGATCCTAGCCGCCGCAGCCTGCGCCTGGTTATACTCGCCGAACTGATCAGTCAGCGCCTTGAGCCTGACCTGGGCGGTCTCTGCGTCAACGCCGACGCGGGCAGCGAGAGCGCCAATGCCGCCGATCGCTGTAATCCCTGCAGCCGCGCCAAGCGCACCAGCTGAGCCGGAGAATGCCAGTGAGCCAGCCAGTGCACCAGCCGCGCCCTGCAGGCCGCCGCCGGTGGCAAGTGTTCCCAGTGCGCCGCCGAGCGCCTGCCTGCCACTACCTTGGCGAGCTGCATTGTTTGTGGTTTGAGTGAAGCGCGATAGTCTTTGCTCAGCATCTCTTATGTCATTTGACAGGATCCTAAATTGCCTGCTATTGAACTCAGCCTGATCTCTAAGCCCACGCAGTGCCGCAATCTGCCTTTGCAGGCCAGCAACAGTATTGCCTGAAGCTCCGCCAAGAACCTGAGTCGCGGTATAAAGCCGATCAAGTTCGCGCCTGCTTAGCGTGGTCTGCTGAGCAAGCCCTTGCAGATTCCTTCTTACGTCATCAAGTCCACGCCCTGTAAAGTTAGCGCTAATGCGAATCGCAGTATCAAGATTCAGAGCCATGGCGTCACGCTGTCTTCAGTGTCAGGAATGCGGTTTCCATGATCTGCAGGTCTTCAAATAGCGCTCGCTTATCCTCCACGTCGTACAGCTCAAACAACCACCTGAGCACATTATAGTCCAGCCCAACTGGACCATTCATTCCGACGCGCCATTGCGTGCAAACCTGCAGCCACATTTCAAGCGCTAGCCAGTTCTCCTCCCACACTTCAAAGTCGGCATCTTTTGCGGAGTGCTCAGCCGGGATAATCTTGTCGATCACATCCTGCGGTGCACCCATCGCCTGCAGATCCTGCAAGCGTTCATCAACCACCTTTGGTTTGCCGCCGTTGGCCCAGTACTCAACGGCGTCGGTTAGTTTTTTCGCTTCGCCTTCGCCAAGCTGTCAAACCAGGCCGACACCACAGCAGCTGCCACCATCTGGACATTCAACATCACATTCAGCGATGTTTCACTGAACGGGATTTCCTCGCCCTTGGCATCCTGCACACCAGTCCAGCCGATCAGGATTTCACGGCAGAGCGTGTCATCGTCGATCTCGCCAGCTTGGATCTTCTCCATGATGTCACGGATGCGATCCTGCGGCAGTCGCTTAAACTGCGCATCAAAAGTCTGTTTGTTGAACCGCCCACCATCGGCAGGCAGCTCAACAGGAACAGGCCAGGCGTAGCTATCGGTCTGCTTAAGAACAAAAGCCATAGGGATCAGAACACCTTAAGGACAAACTCACGGTCGCCAGTCGTGACACCAGTAGCCTTATCCGGCAGCAGCACAAACGGAATGTTGTACTGCAGCACGTTGTCAGACTCGGTGTAGCTCACGCTGGTCAGGTTGGCGCGTGGTGCACTGAACAACACACGGTTACCAGGCTCCGTGCCATGGGTGAACTTCAGGACGCCGGTCTCGTTGTTGTTTGCAGCCTCGAAGTAGTTCTTCTTGGCCATCAACACCGCATCGATCGTGACGGATCCAGTGGTGCGGCGATTGGTGATCAACACCTGCTTATCGCAGCCGACCAGCTCGCGATATTGGACGGTGTTACCCAGATCAACCTCCAGATTCTGAAGGCAAGGATCAATCTCAACATTGCTCTGGCTCAGGAACCTAAAGCCAGTGGTGTTGGTCGAGTTGAAGATCTTGGGATCAGCAATGCCAGCGTAGTTGACGCTGGCGATCGAATCAGCGTATGCGCTATCGGTCGGGCTAACGTAGATCCCTTCAAACTCAAACATGAGCATCGGGATCTGCCCCACCGGACACATCAGCCGGACATTGCCGCGGCAGCCACGGACCACATGCAGCACACCGTCGTAGTTACAACGGATCGTCACGCTGGAGAAGTTTTCCGAGACCGTGCGATATTCAACCGACGCATTGGATGGATCACCACCGCTGGCGGTATTCGCCACAGCGGTCTCACTCATGGCGCATGCCTTGAGGAGTGGCCCGTAATGCGGCACCGCAGCGCTGGCGGTCGGGGCAGTGCCAGTACCAGCCAGCTCTACGCCAAACGACACCCTGGTTCGCCCGTTGGCGGTGATGATGTCACTGGCGCCGAAGTACGGCTTGACAAGGTTGCGGTCCACCTGGTCGCCTTCAAACGGCTGCACCTCCAGATTGGACACCAGAATGGCATTCGTCGCGTTCGTCGAGATCGCGGTGCCGTAGGTGGTTTCAGTCTTGGCGAAGATCGCCTTCTTTGTCGCGTTCAGGGTCACAGGTCGATCCTCACTTCTTAGCGGTGGTCGTCACCGGCACTTCCGGTGTCTTGGGCGGTTGCGGCGCCAAGCGTTTGGGTGGGATCAGGAGCCTGGTTTCGGGATCCAGCTTGACCTCAGCATCCTCCAGTTGATGGAGAACGCCGTCTGCATCACGAAAGTACGTTCCACCACCCGTTGGGTTCTGGGCCATGTCAGCTCAGCGACAGATCAGCGAAAGAGGTTCGATACCTCACCTCAAAAATCAGGCTAGTAACCCCGGCATCTTGGTCTGCATCGACCATCATGAAGCTGGTAGAACCTGGCCTGATCCCGTTGATTAACCCGTTGAGAGTTGCATTGCCGATCAGCTTGCGGTGCACTTCATCTACGATCGGATCTGCCAGCTGATCAGCAGGCGTACCGCGCGTGAACACCGCAACCTGTAGCTGCAATGTCCAATCCAGCTTCGGCAGTACGTCATTGACTGGATTGTCATTCAATGGCTCGATGATCAATGCCGGAGCTTCGCCACGCTGCAGTGCCTGCGTGCGGCTGCGGTAGATCCTGCTGCCAACCTGCGTCGTGCCTGCGAGCGCAGCAACAGCGGCCTGAATAATGGTCTCGCGTCGTGTTGCCATGCCGGCAGGCTATGAATGCCTGCTATTCCGTCGCCTCGATCGCCACAGTGCCGCCCACCAGGGTCACCAGCAGGGCGACGGCAGCAGCGGTGACCTCGGGCTGTCGGGGCATGGCAGAAGTCGGGGACTCTTAGGGAATGGCCGCCGCGATTGCGTTGATCAGCGTGGTTACGCGGGTGTTCAGCGAAGGAAGGCTCAAAGATTCTCCGATTGAATAGAATGCAATCCTGGCAAGTGAATAAATATCAAACCCTGAACCTCCAAACCTATGCGTAAACAGATTGCCTCCTGAAAATGCTGAACTTGTTTGATTTACTGTTTCAGAGACGCCATTTGCAAAAGCAACAAAGTTAAAAGAGCTGGCACGACTAAACCCACAGAATCCGGCAGTGACTGAAGTAAGCGAAGTGGTTGCATAATTAACATTCTTCATCCTTCCGGCAAGAGGCGATCTCGTTAAAACAACTGATCCGGCCCCACTGCCACCAAACCCTCCAATTCCGATACCGGTCGATTCATCACCGTAATAGACCGAGACATGGCAACTGTTTTGAGGATCCGCAGTTACAAGCCTATTCGTGTCAATTGATTTATTGGTTGCATTGCCTGCAAGTCCGGCTTTTCTATTGTAGTCTGCGCCCACAAAATTGTTGTTTGCAGGCGCCGCCCCAACCAGCGGCACCAGGCAGCCGCTCAGCGTCCGAGCGCCGGCCAGAATGCACGACGCCTTGATGGCGTTCCAGATGCCGTCTGACTTGCAGCCGACCACGAAGGCGTTATAGGCATCCTGCACGCCAACCTCCAGCCCGCTGGTATTGCCAGCCGCCACGTCTGCCGCAATGACACGATTGATGAAGTCCTGCGCGTCTGGGTCGTAGGCAGGGGCAAACCGATACGGGTTGATGTAGATGATGCTCATTGCCGCACCCAGATCAACGACTCGCGCTCAGGTGTTGCCGGATCGTCGGCCAAGAATTGCCCATCCTGTCCACGTGCCTGTTCCGCCACCCAGATGGCCCCAGCCGCATCGGTCCACTCCTGCCCCAGTGTCTCAGCCGGTGGCATCGGCACCAGGCTGTAGATACCGGCCATAAAATGCGCTTCCAGTAACGCCTGCAGTTCGGCCAGCCCCTCGGCGCCCAGCTGCAGCTGACCCAGCAGCAGCCAGATGGCCTGCTGCAGCGCCTGGCGGTTCTCGCGGCCGTTGAGCGCATCCTGAACAGCGCCAAGGAACACCACCATTGCGGCGGCCTGGTCGCCGGTTTTCCCCTGCGCGGCCACCACACCGGCATAGACCTGGCTGGACAGCAGGCCGCCGTAGAAGCCCGCGTAGTCCGGGCCTGGCGGCACCGGCGGCGGCAGATCCTCCACCACCCAGCCCCAGCGCCACTCGCCAGCCTCCAGGTCAACGGTCCGCGTCTCCCGCAGCCACTCCGTCGCCGGGTCGTACTCAGGCCGCTGCTCCACCACCCGACGCAGCACCACATAGCGCGGGTCGAGCTGCTCAACCGGCAGTTCATCGCCACGAGGGTAATCGCGGATCTGCTCGGTCTCAAGGTCAAACAGAACCAACATCATCAAGCCCTCCGCACGCTCAGGATGACCTTCAGGCCGGCACCGGCCACGGTGCTGCCGATCTGGTCAATGTCGATGCTGATTTCGGCGTCGTCGGCCAGGCTGCTGTCGGTGATCGTCGCAGCGCTCGCTGCCGTCGTGCTGCTGGTCTCGCTGGCGTCGATGCTGAGCTTCGTACCGAGAACGCTGGTGCCGGCTTCGTTGATGTCCACTATCAGCGTCGAACCGGTCGGCGCCGTGTTCACGCTGGCCCTAACCGCTAGAAGCGTTGCCGCGTACGGCATTCGGAACCTGACTTTGTTTGTGCCGGCTGTCAGTGCCGTGGTCTCGTCGCTGCAGGCCAGAACGATTGTGTCGATCGGGTGCGCGTAGGCGGCGTCGTCGCGCAGAAATCTCCCAGTCGCTGTGCCCGTCGCCGGCGCCAACCCCGCCGAAGACGTGGAGACTAGGGGCGGCAGGGCGTGGACGTGATCTTCGCGGGCGTAGTCGGTGCTGGTGCCGATCGCAGCCACACCGGGCGGCTGCGGGGAGGCATCAGCCGGGGCGGGGATCGTCGGCTTGTTCAGGATCTGGGCGTCGCCGCTGCTCGCGTTCCAGTCGGCGTTGACATTGACTTCGGCGCCAGCCGCGATTCCATCCAACTTCGCCTTGTCCGTGGCGCTCATCGAGCCCGCGGCGCTGGTGGTCGCAGCGGTGATCGCCACCGTCTGCGTGCCGGCGTCGTAGGTGATCGGGGCAGTGGCGGCCACCACACCGGCGGGGCCCTGGGCGCCGGTTGCGCCGGCCGGGCCAGCTGGTCCCTGCGGACCCGTGGCACCGGCAGGCCCTGTTGCTCCTGTTGCACCTGCTGGGCCTTGTGGCCCCGTATCACCCGTGTCGCCCTTTGGTCCCTGTGGACCGGTCGCACCAGTTGCGCCAGCCTGGCCCTGTGGACCTGTGTCTCCGGTGTCACCTTTCGGGCCTTGCGGGCCGGTGGCCCCGGTAGCTCCGGCAGGACCTTGCGGCCCGGCAGCCCCGGCAGGACCAGTGGCCCCAGCCGGGCCCTGCGGGCCAACCAGTGACGCCAGCCATTGGGCTTCTGTGCCGACGAAGCCACCGGCAACCGCGACCTGATAGGCGCTGCTGCCTGCTGCTCCAGCTGGGCCAGCAGGGCCAGTTGCGCCGGCAGGGCCCTGGGGGCCGGTTGCGCCGGCGGGGCCGGCGGGGCCAGTCGGGCCTGGCGTTAGCTCAATATCCTCAATCGCTTCTTCGAGCTTGTCTAAATTGCCATCATGATCAGCCGCCGTCAGCGGTGAACCCTTGACGTTGCGCCGGACTAAGTTCAGCGTCATACAAACACCCCTTCGGCGAACACGTCGGCGGCAAACACTGATTGACTTACTGCCAGCTTAGTCAGGCTAACTTCAAGGAACGCGCCATCATCCACCAGCATCGGCTCACGCACCTGATACGTCACGCCATTGACCAACACAGTATCTCCGTACTTCATTGCGCCAAACAGATTAGCGCGCACGGTCAGCTTGTAATCGGTCGTGATCACCATTCCATCAGCGATCATCTGCGCTGGCATGTCCAGCACACCAATGCCGCTCACGCCGCCCATCACCACCGGCAGCCCGAAATCAGCCAGGAAAACATCTAGGTCTTCAGTGAACACAGGCGCTCCCTGCAGCAAAGCCCCCAGCCCGTAGGCCAGGGGCAGTGGTCATCAGGCTGCGATCAGCCGTACTTCTTGGCGCTAACACCAGTCACGCTAAACGTGAAGCTGGGGCTGTTGGTGCCGCCGATGGTGTAGGTCACGCGGACGTAGCGCTTGGCGTCGTCCTTGCTGATCACCAGCTTCTGCTGCGAAGCGGCATTCGTGACCTGGGTGAAGGCTGCACCAGTGATCGCGGTGTAGCCGCTGCCAGAGGCGTCGCTGTGCTCAACCGTCACGTCCAGCGTGGGGTTAGTGCCAGCACCAGCCGCAGCAGAGTCCAGAATCAGCACGACGTCGCCGTCGTACTGCTGCAGGTCCACACCAGTGCCGCTGGACGTGCTGGTGCGGGCAGCGGTCGGGTGAAAGCCGAGAAGCTCCAGCTTCTCCAGTCCGCGTTGCGTGATAGCCATGGATCAATCCTCCGTCGTTGGCTTGGTCGTCTTCTTGGTAGCCGGCTTGATGGGCTCAACCACCGATTCAGGCTCCTTCACTGGTGCAGGCTTGGCTTTACCCATACCCATCAGCAGGTAGCCATCGCTATCGGCAATCTCAACGATGGAGCCGGCCGGAGCCGACTCACCGCTGATCATCACCGGGCGGATGATCTCAAGTTCCATAGCAGAAGGCAGCGGGCTGACGAACGGCGTAATCCACGTCCTGCAGCGCGATCACGCGAACCGTTCCGGCAGTGGCGCCGGCGTAGGGATCCACGGTCAGATCCAGGCCGGACCACATACCGACGACGAACTGCGAGAAGTCACCGAACAGGGCATCGTTGGTGGTGAGCTGGTTGGAGACGATCACCGGGTAACCGTTGATCTCGTCGTTCTCGTACACGAAGCGCGCTTCGGTACCGACGATGCTGGTGGACTTCAGCGCACCGCGAGCGGCAGCGTTGATGATGTACCGCATGCTGCCGGCGTCAGCGTTGGCGGTCGCTACATCGGTTTCCATGCCGATGTATTCAGCGAAGGTGCCGAATGTGCTGATCGTCTGGCTGCCGATGCCGGTGGTGTTCACCAGACCCAGCGGCTGGCTGGACGAACCGGTGCCGTAGATCGCAGCACGATCGAGCTCCAGCGCAATCACGCGGGCCAGGTCGGCGCGGATCATGCCCTCGACGTCGATGCTCGACTGGAGCAGCAGGCGGCGGCTGTAGTCAACGAAGGCACCCACCGTCTTGGGCGTCATGTTGACCTGATCGATCGCCTGCTGGCTCTCGGTGGGGCTGCTGCCCTCGCCGACCCAGTAAGCGGTCGCAGCTGACGTCTGACGCGGCACGCTGATGTTGCCCTGCAGGCCGGTCAGCATGGTGACGCCAGCCTGCATCATGGCCATCCGGTTACGGAGCAGCTCGATGAACGAACCGCTCAGCAGCTCAGATGCGACCAGGTTGCCGCCGGCAGACGGCGTGCCGACCACCAGGTCACGACGCAGCACCTCGTTGGGCACCACGATGCCATTGGAGCTGCGCTCGTACTTCTCAGCGGCAGCCTTGCCAACTTCGATCTCAAACTCAGCAGCGCGGCGGGCGTTGGCGTCGCCCTGATTGGACAGGTAGTTCAGCGCACGAACGAAGCTGAAGCGCTTGGCCTCCTTCTCGCTCAGGCCGACGTCGTTCGTGGTCAGATCCACGTTGGCGATGGGTTGTTGCATGGTGCTACGGGTTCCGAGTTGATCCAGGATCGCCTCACGCGCTTCTGCGAGAGATTTGCCGCCGTCGATCAGCTGGCGGGCCAGGTCTGGCATTTCGTGGCGCTCACCCAGAGCGGTGATAGAAGCGATCCGATCGCGTTCGGCCTTGACAGCCTCAGATCGGACCACCTCCATATCCACCGTGGGAGCGGGAGCTTCAGGGGCTTCCATTTCGTCGGCTGCAGGAGATTGCTCTACATCAGGCAGGCTAGGGATAGGCTCATCCATTGATCTTCCCAGTCCCACGCTGTTATCAGCTGGAATGCTCACCAAGCTGACCTCCAGCGGTGTCCAGCGGGTGATCAGCATCGTGCCGTCGCGCTCTTCAACATCGTTGATCTCATACGCAAAGCTCACGTTGCGCAGAATGCCATCCTCAACGTCCTGCCGCTTCTCTTGAGCCATGGCATTACGGCTCCACTTCACCTTGGCGTAACCGCGCCGGTCATCGCCAAACGATGCCTGCTGCACCACGCCGATCACAGCGTCACGATCGTGGTTCCACAGGAACGGCGCGCCATCATTCAGCCTGGCCAGATCAGCAGCACCAGCCTGGTGGCTCAGGATCTCGGTGCCGAACCACCGCTCCACCGGCTGCTCAGAGCTGAAGCTGAACGCCAGTTCGTCGCCTTCACCTTCGCGTAGCTCAATCTGCAGTTCGCGGCGTTGCACCAACGAACCACCAGATCGCTTACGCAGTTCCGCCAGGTCCATTCCCTTGGTCTGCAGTATCACCTGGCAGGCTATTAACCGGTGCCCGAGAATCTGGAAGCGTCACACCAAGATTTAGCGCCAGCTGCTGCTCAAACGCTTTCTGGCGCATGTTCTCCTCAAGGTCGGTGCCGAGCATGCCGCACACCTGGCTCTTGGTGATGTAGCCGCGATCCTCCATCAGCGCATAGGCTTGCGCTTCCTTCAGTGGATCCACCCACTGCCAGCCACGCGGCTGCCAATACGCCGCATCTTCGTACCGCTCCGGCCTGATCTCGTAGTCGCCCAGCTGCAGCACATTGCCTAGCACGGCGGTCTGCAGCCACTGCACGTAAATGCGCTGGTAGAAGTCCTGGATCATCAGATCCTGGATCACCTTCCAGTGATCGCGATCTTCAATCAGGCTCAGCCGGCTGCTGCTGTAGTTGGTCTGGCTGAAGTCCTTGCTGACCGTCTCGTAGCTGCAGCCCATGCCCGCTGCGAAGCGCCGGGTTTTCTGCCGCACGAACATCTCATACTGTGCATCCGGCGCCTGCAGCTGCGGCACCTGCACGGTCTCGCCAGGATTCAGGTAGCGGAACTGACCCGGCTCGAAGTCCGTCACCCGATCTTCGCCTTCCACGTCGTCGCCTTCCAGCTCGCCTTCTGGCGTCTGGATGAAGCCCATCAAGCTGGCGGCACCACGGGCCCGCACGACAGCCGCTTCTTCGTAGCCGGCCATCTGGTGCGCATCTTCCATCACTGCCGAGAACCACGGCACGCCGCGGGTCTGCCCAGGGCGGTCCGGCTCGAATAGGTGGATGACTTCCGATGCTGGAATGATCAGATGGCGGCGGTTGTCGTCAACGCGGCCGACCAGGTTGCTGTCGCCAGGGTGCCGCGTGAAGAACGCATAATTCAGCGGCTGTCCCCATTCGTCAATCTCAACACCCAACCGCCACTCGCTATTGGTCTGCGATGTCGGACCGGCATACTCCTCGTCGAGCATGTCAGATTCGATCATCTGTAATGCCATCGGCACCTTGCCGCGGCGATCACGGCGGTTGACGACACGAAAGATCGCTTCGCCAGATTCCACCATCGCGCCAACCGCGATCCTGGCCAGTCGCTGCAGATCATTGCGACCGGATGCATCGCAGTTTTCCTTGCGGCACCACTGCAGCCACAGCGCCTCGATGCGTTGATTGATCGCATCATCCCGCATGCCGCCACGCAGCTTCATCACCCTGGCCTGCAGCTGCACACCAGTGCCAATCACATTCAGCTCAACCGCGCGCTTCGCCTGCCTGGCATACGGGTTGTCGCGCACCATCTGCCGCGCGCGATTGCGCAGCTGCCGGATGCTCAACTTGATTTCAGCATCGGCGCTGGTCTGACCCGCCAACCAGTCCGCCGAAAGCCGACTCATCCTGGCGCCGGCATACATCCGCCTGCTGCGTGGCCGCGGTAACGGCTCAGGTTCCGGCAGCCGCATGCTGGTAGAAGTGCCAATACCGGTCAGGAAGTTCGCGATCATGGCTGACGAAACCGAATGGAAACCTTGCGCGGATCGCCAAGGCCGTTAGCGATCTTCTCTGCTCGTTCTTCTCTCATCACTTCACGCTTGAGCCGATCTTCCAGCATGATCAGCTCCGCCATCGTCATCTTCTTAAGCCGCCTGGTGCCGATGGTGTACTCAGCCACCGCACCACCACGCACGATCGCGCGGATCGCAGCTTGCACTGCCTCCAGGTCCTGCCGTGCCTGACTGCGGCCATCGAACGCTGCAGCGCTGCCGGTGTAGGCCAGGCTGCGTTCGACACTGACCGTACCGGTGCCGACCGTGACTGACTCCAGGTCACGTGCAATCCGCCGCTGCCAATACCAGGTGCCGGGCTCCATCCCGCCGCTGACCTGCGCGCTGATCGTGAAGCGCCAGCCTTCGCTTACCGGTGCACCGCTGATGGTGACCGCTTCATTGGCCTGATTGAACCGCAGCCACAGCACAGACGACCATTGATCAGAGCCGCGATCATCGGTCGGCGGCTCAACCCAGCTGAGCGAATCGCCAGCGT